CACCGTCTGTGTCTTCTGTAGCAACAGGAATTCTGAAAGTCTTTGCATCAACTTGAATTCTGTCGAACATAGGAGCAATAACGAGCTGCTGTTCCATTTCTTCGTATACATTAGATGAGAAATTTGAAAGGAACTGATCAACAGATGTGACCGCCTTAATTCTCTGACCCATTTTGGTATCAAACGGATCACGACGGCCTAGAGCTTGAGAAAGCATATAGGAATTTGCCATGTCCTTTGCGGAGAACTGCTCTTTGCTTGTGTGAGAAGTTTCCTGATAGACCATCTTGGACTGTGTAAGAGCAGAAATTTGCTCTTCGTACTTTTTCATTTGAGCCTTAAGTTCAGCTACCTGCTCTGTTTCAGCAGGGGTGTACTCTGAACTCTTTTTGTCCTGGGCATCAGCCTCAGTTAGAATTGCCTCACCAGTCTTTTCAACAAGCTCGGCAACTCGTGGCTCGGAAACCTGAGCAGGAGCACTCTTCTCTTCAACTGCAGGTGCAGCTTCTGGAGCAGGTGTTTCTGTCCCGGCTTCGGTTTTAACAACGATTGGTTCGCCAACGTCTTGTGTCGCCATTTTATCATTCTCCTTTGAATTAGTAGTTTTATGACCGTGAAGCATTAGAGCTAAATCTTTTTCCTCAACTTCACCTGATTTAATCGCATTCAGCTCTTGAATTTGATTTATCATATGATTCGCAACTTGATAATTTGTATCAGTCCACTCATCGAATGGAGTGATCTTTAAATTAATAGTCTTGTTCAATTTTTCTTGATCATCTTCGGTTTTTACCTTAGATTTCACATCGTAAAGCTCTTGCTCACTTAGAGTAACAAGTGACTCGAAGCTTTCTTTGATAGCTACTCTATCCTTGTCAGTAAATCTGATTTCTGGAACAGTTGTTAGTGTAATATCAAACTTAGTTCCTAAATCCCAGTTATTAACAACAGATAAAGTTTTTGCATCAACGTTAATAGTATTATCCAATGATTCGCCATTTAAGTCAACTTCTAAAAGTTGATAAAATGGGTTTTGGGCAGTCGCAAGCTTTGTAACTTTCCACCGCTTATCATCGAATTTAACAAAATTTTCGTGTGTTAAACGTGATGTTTCCGCACTGAGAAGATTAACAAAAGGAATGGGTTCGTAAGGGTCAGCACTAATAGCTTCGTCCTCATCGTCTATTTCCTCTTTCTCCGCTTCAATAATGTCTTCTTCCGAAGCAACTGTTACAGTCACTTCTTCTGACTTTTCTTCTACGGACTCTTCAACAGAAACATCAGATGACTCGGTAAGATCATCTTCAGTTTTAATTTCTGAATCTTCACTCATTTCTTCATCTCCTTTTCTGTTTTCCGATTCTGTTAAGAGATTCATAGACCCATTACCCATCGCCTCAGACGGGGACTGCGGTCTTTGTTCCTCTACACTTTGCTCATTTTGCATTTCACTAGGTTTAACCATAAAAACAAGCTCATGCTTATGAGAAGTAGGCTTTGTAGCCTCTAATAATTTATAATATTTAACATCATGGAAGTGTTTTTCTCCATGAGAGGTGTAAGTAGTGACCCCATTACCGTTCTCATCTACTTCCACAGTATGATAATGTCCACCTACGTAGGCAGTGACCCCTACACTAACATCAGCAGCTTTTTCGGTAATTTCAGTCTCATTTTTTTCAAATTGTTTCTTGAAAGTTTCATAATCTGAATCAGATTCAAAATTCTTTCTAACACTAAACAAACTTTCTTGGTTACAAGGAACAGAAACAACGCTAATTTCCATTAGCTCTACATCAGTAATAAGCATAGTATCTGAGTCTCGATCATAGTTACCATCTTTTACCTTAAATCCTACACTAAAACTTTTTAGGGCACCATCTTCAATCAAAGTTTGTACTCCGTGTAGTTTTTCAGCTGCTTCACTGACCGCAGCTTCTACATAGATACCTTTTTTATCGACAGTAACCTTATCAACACGACCAATAGGTTTGCTGTGGTCATGCTGATATAGTAAAACAGGATTTTTTCTGTAGTTTTCAACACCTTTTGCCCAAGCAGTTGCAGGGATAATGTCACCTGCACGATCTTTATCAGCAGTGTTAGCATATCCAGCAATCTTAAGGGGTTTATTGTTTTTTCTTGCGCCTTTTGTTTCTAAAACGCTAGTTAAATATAATGTTTTATTCATTAATTTTCATCCTCTGTTGTGGCAGACTCCTCTAGACTTTCATCAGCAGGAGGTCTACCTCCTTGAGTTGCGTCAGTAGCACTTCCTGTAATATTTTGAGGAATTCTGATGTTATCTGAGTCATCGTCTTCAAGTTTTGGAAATCTTAATCCAACTCTAGCCTCGTTCGGTGTAATAATTCCGGTATTAACCAACGTTGAATAGTAAACAGCTTGAGTTCTATTATCAGGTTGTAAAGATAGTATAGCAGTTTTATCTGGACGTATACTAATGTTATTATTAAAGAAGTGAGAAAAAGCACTACAAAATTGTTCTAAAATAGGTAACACTGTGTGGTTATAAAATAAAACCTGATTAGCCTGAATGTTGGCATTGTTACCACTTTTTAACATAACATAGGGTACTCCAAGAGCTTTTGCCATATCTTGTTGAATTCGTTCAATTGAATTTTCAAAATCTAATTCATTGAAATTTATCTGAGAAAACTTATCAATTTTTAGTCCACCATCTAAGATCGCAGGAGAACGTGCCCCATTAAATAAACTAGTGTAACTTTGTCTCCAAGATTCTAAAAGTCTATATTTAATTTTTTGACTTAGCACATTATCTGTTGTAAGAACAAAACCAGGAACAGCATTATTCTTAAAGAACTGTCTTTGGAAATTAATCATATAGTAATATAATTCAAAAAGTCTTTCTAAGGGACGAAGTCTACTATATCCTCTAAATATGCTTTCTTCGTTTTCACTTTTAATATGAATTATTTCATTAGGCAAAAACTGAATAGCTTCAGACTTTCTTGCTTTACCGTATCCGAATAAATCTGATTCACTTTGGTTTCTTAAAAGATAATTATAATGAGAAACAAAAGCTCTCTCATCAGGAACAATCTCCATATCATTGGCAGGAATCACATAGAGTGCTCCTCCCTCTTGTTCTTTATCATAATAAAAAAAGGCGTTACCATCTAGAAAGAAATCTAGAAAGGCACGCCTAAACAATCTAACTCTATCCTCAAAAGGATTTGGTTTATTCTGTAAAAGTTTGTTTACTTTTTTAGAAGGAGAGCCTCCTTCAACAATCAGAGGAACTTCTACTAAAGCATTAATAACCATGTCCACAGAGCGATGAACAATTTCAATCTCTCTATAAGCTTTTTCAAAGTCTACAATGTTTTCTGGGCTTGAAAAAGGCTCCTGAGCGGCAATAGACGGTTGCACAGGATTAAGTTTTTCTGAAAGATATTGTCTCCACGCAGGAACATCATTTGCCATTTGTTAATTCTTCTCCTTTTGAATTTCTACCCAATTTTTTACTTTTTTTACCACGGAGTTATCATATCTTTGTCCAAATATGTTGTGTAACCTTTCGTGGTGCTGTTTACACAAAGTTAGAGCATTATCATTAGATAGTTCCCAGAAATAATCTTTTTCAAATTGCTCTCTATAAATATTTATTTCTTCGACAGTAGTTATTTCGCTTATTTTATTTTTTACACACCAAGAATTAAATAACTCAGAAACACTATAAAGATGGTGAAATTCTAATTTATCTGTAGAAGCACAAATGTAACAATGATCTGTTTTTTGATATCGCTTCTTTAAATAATCTCTAATATATTTTACAGGAAATCTTTTTAGCATACCAGATAAATTTTAATTATTTTGAAAACTATGAAGATTTTGAAAATCCTCTACTACTTTCCATCTTAATCCCTCGTGATTTTTGTGGGTATTTAGTCCCACATCTTTTTCTGGTAATAATGTTACCTCAGTTGAGATGGTTTTGTGTTTAGTTTTATAAAAATGAGACATAGATAAAGATACTAGTATGTCATCTCCCCTTTTTATGGTCCCCCAAGGTTTTACATAATCATCAAAAACAGCTCTTAAACTATCATTGTCTACAGCGACACAAGAACCTACAGCTATATCCACATCTCTGTCTACACACCACACATCTTTTAACTCTTCATAAGATTTTGCATCTTTTAAATTGTTTTTTCCATAAATACTTGCCAAAGAAGTAGGATATTTTTCAACTGTTTTTCTTAAAGTTAATAAACAGTGCTTAGTTGGTAAAATATCATCATCTAAAATGATAGAATATTTAAATTTGGATTTATTTGCCCAATACCATCGGTCAATACACCATTTATTTTCTTCATTATTATGAAATAACACTTTTGGTATTTCAAGTTTTGTGTTATTTCCATTATTTACCACTAATATCGGCATAAATCCTTGAAAAGCATACGCTATTCTTAAAACATTGTCTAATCTTTTATAATTTAAGATTATCAATTGAGTATCCCATAAAATCATGCAGCAAAAATTCCCACAGAGCGTTTTTGGTGAGTGTAAATTGCGTATCTTACCGCGTCACTCGCGTGAGAAGCCCAATCATGCACAGGTTTTGGGTTTTCTGTTTTTGGATTCCATTTATAACTACTCAAAGATGAATAGGTATGCCCACATTTATTAACATCAACCAACAATTTATCATTCTCAATCAAGACCTGCACAGCTGCAATACCGTCATTTACTGATTTTATAGCATTTTCGCAGTATATATCGTAATCATATGCTAAATCTGCTTTTAATTGTTGAGCAGCACTATCAATATAGATAGAATCAATTCCCCACTCATCTACTTTTTCTTGTATTTCTCCTGCTAAAGTGCTAGTAGTAGTCTCGCTTGAAACATATTCATCAACTAAATAAAATTCTTCTCCATCAGTAGCCATTACAACGAAAACATTTTCATCTCTATACCCCACATCTAGTCCAGCTATAAATTCATAACGTCTATCTCTAGCTTGAATATGTTCTAAGTCTGTTAAATGTTTTTCTTCATTTAAATCATAAACTTGTAATTCAGTGGTTGTCCACTCACATTCATATTCTTGAGCAAAAAGTTTTTTAGTGCTAGATTTTCTAGCCTCTTCAATGTCTTTTTCTTTTAAAAAAGGGTTAGACCTCCAAGTGTACAGCCCTGCACCCCAATCTGGGTATTCTTCATCTTCTGCTCTTAAAAAATAATTGTAGAGGTAATTACCTTTTCCTCTTGGCGTTGAAATAAATAAAGCTCTAGAGTCGTCATACGTTGATAGAGCAGGTCTTAAGTCTCTTGTAAAATATTCATCGTCATCAATGATTGCTGCCTCGTCCACAATTAGTAAATTAGCTGCCCTACCTACCAAACTGTCTCTATTATTAGCACTAAGTAGTCTAAATGTAGAGCCATTAATTAGTCTTACTACTTTATCTTTTTGATTAAACCGATCTACTTCTATCTGTAAATTTTTAATAATATCAGTTGTGTAATCCCATAT